AATGACGCATTTCCAGCTGGTTTTGTTGGGTATCCTATTAGAGATTACCAATCTAATTCAAATACAACAGTTGCTAATCCAGATTTGATGTATAAACAAACATACAGCGCTACTGAAACCAAATCAAAAGTAACTTTAGGTATTTCTAAATCTGTTGGTGTTGATTCTGATTTCTTTGATTACAAAGGTGTTCCTCAAACTACATCACCAGATGTTTGGACAGGTATGACAAATGGTTTCCACATGGATGTTAATGCTTCAGCGGTAACTATTGATAAAGTATATATTGTTATAAATGCTAGTGGTGGTACTTACAGTCCAATTTTCAAATTTGACACTGGTAATTGGCAGTTTAGAACAGATTCTGGTTTAATTGGTGGACCTTATGATAAACTAGACGCTAGAAAATTCACATTTGCACCTTACGGTGGATTTGATGGTTGGGATGAGCATAGAGATGGTAGAAGTAATACAGATAAATACACAGTAAATGGTACTTATGGTGTTGCTGGATTTAATAACGGAGAAACATTTAAAAAGATTACCTTATCTGATGGTAGTATTGGTTTAAATTCTGATTATTATGCATTTTTAGAAGCTATTTGGACATTTAAAAACCCAGAAGCAACAAATATCAATGTATTTGCTACCCCAGGTATTGATTGTTTTAACCACACAAATTTAGTTGAAGCTACAATTGATATGGTTGAAAACGATAGAGCAGATTCATTATATGTAATGACAACACCAGATAATGTTGATGGTACTAACTTAACAGCTACAGAAGTTGTAAATCAAATTGACGGTTTATATGATAGTAGCTTTACATGTACTTACTGGCCATGGATTCAAATGGTTGATGAAGTGACAGACCAACAAATTTGGCTTCCATCTACTTGTTATGTTATTGCTGATTTAGCTATAAATGACTCTAATGGATATCCTTGGTATGCTGCTGCTGGTGTTAATCGCGGTAATATTGGTAACGCAGATGGACTTGTTATTCAAGCTAGAAAAGTTCTTACACAAGGTGATAGAGATACATTATATGAAGGAAGAATTAATCCAATTGCAACATTTGAAGGTAATAGATACATTTGGGGTAATAAAACACTTCAAATAGCTGATTCAGCTCTTAATAGAGTAAATGTTAGAAGACTTTTACTATACGCAATAAAAATGGTTACTGCTGTTGGTAGAAACCTATTGTTTGAGCAAAATGATGCAATTGTTAGAAATCAATTCTTAAGTCAAGTTAATCCAATATTGGACAATATTAGAGCCAATAGAGGTCTATACGATTTCAAAGTTGTTCTTTCAAATAGTCCAGAAGATTTCGATAGAAATCAATTAACTGGTAAAATTTATTTGAAACCTACAAAAGTGTTAGAATTCATCGAAATGGAATTTAACGTAATGGGTTACGGTGCAAATTTGAATAGTAATCAATAATAAATTACAAAATTAACTTAAAACCCCCAACATTGGGGGTTTTTTGTTTTTTGTAATATTTATATATAAACAAATGATTATGAAAAAAATTATAATAACATCATCTCAATATAATAAAATATTATTACATGAACAACATGCTCGTTTATCAAATAATATATTAAATGAAAATGTTAATGAAATACTTATGGGTTTTTCTAAATTAATAAAAATACCACTTACTGGTTTAAATAAAATAAAAAGTGAGTCTGATTTAAAAAATAAAGATGTAATATTAAAAATAAAAAATACACTAGAAGATAAAAATAAATTAAAAGATTTAGTTAAATTATTATCTGATAAAAGTGGAAATGAAGAAATTAAAATTAAGTTAGCAAATAATGCTCAAACTATAATTGATGATTATAATTATTTAGCAACAAAAAATGGTTTAAAAGATATGTTAGGGTTAGATGCTTTAACTAATCTTAAGGAATTAGTTTAATATATTTTATAGTACCGCAATCATATATTCTATATATACCCCTATCTAACATAATCTGATGTTCAGTTTTAGAATGGTCATATCCTTCTTTAACTAAAACATCTTTTCTATACTTATACCTATTTTCTCTTTTTATGTTATTTATATAAAAGTAATTAGGTTTGGTATTGTTATGTTTTTTAAATCCTAATTTTTCATATAAATTACCTAGACTCCATCGTCTATCAGCATAACTAATTATTTCTTTAGGTTTATAGTCTTTAATAAAATTTTTTAATAATTTATCAGCACCACCAATAACAGTAGTATTTAGTTTATTACAAAATCTAATTAACTCATACGAATCTTCTTTATGGTTTAACCCTAATGATTTCCTTAGACCACCAAACGTCATTAAACTAACCAATTCAGAACCATAATATAATCCTAATCTAATTGTTGAATTAACATTTCCTTGAATATGATTATTATCTAAAAATAATTTTGAATTTTTAGAAGATACTTCTTTAATTACACACTTTCTACCAAATATTTTATTTGAAGTTACACCTAAAATATTGCTTAATCTTGATTTAACAATATCTTTTTTAGTTAACCATTCATCTTCAAAAATGTGTATTAGTTGTATTCCTAATTTTTCACATTCATTTGTTTTATTTAAATGATATTTATCATCTTTATAAATTTCAGAATGCCAATATAATCCATTATACTCAATAGCTAAATTATGTGATGGTAGGTATATATCTAATTCTTTACCATTAAGTATTTTTCTATTACTTTTAATAGTTATAGTATTTAATGAATTAATAAACTCAATTATTTCATTTTCTGGATAACTTATATTGTTTTTTATATCAACACAGGTTTTACAAATTGGTATTTCATTTTTAAACCTATAGTTTAATTCATTATTGTTAAATTCACTTAATTCATTACATGTATTACATTTAACAGTATAAAATCCATTCTCATTATTTAATATATTTATTTTAACATATTTTTCTTTATTTTCAATTCTAATTTTGCTAGATTTAGATTGTGCTGGATATTCGGTATTATATTTTTTAATTGAACCTTCTTTAAAGATAGCTTTAACTCTATCCAATTTCATAACATTATCAACACCATACCTAGCTATATTGGTTTTTATAGTCTTTAATTTAACTTCTTCCGAAAAAAATGGTGTAGCACCACCATATATGGTTTTATTTGTTTCTTTTACTTTTTCAATATGGTTATTATTTTTATTGGTACATTTTAATGAACAATATTTACCATAACCATTATTTAATGATTTACCAAATTTCAATAACTTATCACATTCTAAACATTTAGGTTGTATTGTTTCATTATTTATAAAAAACCATATTTTTTCTTTAAATGAATAGTTAGATAATGAATATTTTTCAGAATATTTAATAACTTCATTGAATATATCTATAAATTTATTTTTTAATTTATCTTCACAGGTTTTCCAACCAGATTTATTATTATTTAAAAAAAAATCTTTATATTTTATATTATTTTCCATTTATAGATATTTATTAACAAAGATACTAATATTTATCTGTAAATAAAATAAAAATAACACAAAATTAAAAAAATATCACAATGGCTGACTTATTAATGAAAATGCCCTTACCATACGAACCTAAGAAAAAGAATCGTTGGTTACTTACATTCCCAGCTGACCTTGGTATCCAACAGTGGTGGTTATCATCAGCATCAAGACCTTCAATTTCACAACAAGAGGTTGAGATTCCGTTCTTAAATACATCTACATGGGTTATTGGTAGATTTACATGGGAAACAATTGATGTAACATTCCGTGACCCAATTGGTCCTTCTGCTGCACAAGCAATTATGGAATGGGTACGTTTACATTCAGAATCAATTACAGGTCGTCAAGGATACGCAGCTGGTTACAAAAGACCTGTTGACCTTGAAATGCTTGACCCGACTGGTGTTGTTATTGAGAAATGGTTATTAGATGGAACTATGTTAACAAACGTATCATTTGGTGATTTATCAATGGATGATGATGGTATTGCTGAGATTACCGCAACATTAAGATTTGACAGAGCTATATTGCTGTTTTAATAACTATCTGATAATTAAACACTTATAAAGTTTAATAAAAAAAATAATTATGAGAAGATTTGATAAAAAACACAATTTAGAAAAAGCTAATTTATTGGCTGAAGCAAGATATCTAGAATCTAAAGGATTGCTTAACGAATATGATAGGGGTCAATTTGATTCTAAGTATTATAATTTAGATAAAGAAAGAAAAGAAAAAATAATTGATTATTCTAAAGAAAGACAAATAAGAGATGGTTTAAAATTTAAAGGTTTAAATCAAAAACATGAATATTTTTTTTTAAAGGATGATATTAACATATATTATTTTAAAGATAATGAAATAGAACCTCTAATAACAACAATGAAAAATTTAGGTGATTTTTTTAAAGAGTTTAACCCAAATCATGGTGGCTCTAATTTATCATATCTTATTCAGAAATATAAAATAAGACATGAATTTGTTGATTTTGATAAAAAAAACTTAAAAGATTCTATAAAATTAACTGTTAGAGGTAGTATAAACAATGTATTAGCACCGTCTTTGTTCAATGATGGTGAATTAAGCTTTGATATTGATATGGTTGGTAATTTAAAAAAACAAAGTGATAAATATACACCACCGTTTATTCTTGATATACCTACAATTCAAGTAAGGAGTATGTCTGGTGGTGACAGAGGTGTTATCATCCCTATCGATGCAAAGAATGCTATTATGTTTAATAATATTATTAAAGACAAAATACTTGAAAGATACGGTAAATTTGATTTTAATAATCCTATTTTTATTAAAGATGTTAAAATCGATAGAAACGCAACAGTAAAATAGTATAATAATATTTAAAATATTAACCATCCATAATTAATACTTATGGGTGGTTTTTTATTTTATATGCTTTCTATTTACAAAAAAACGTATTAATATATATTTATCTATAGTGTTATAATAAAAATAATTAATAAGTTTTAATATGGATAAAAAAACACAGGTATTCCCTACCCAAGAACAAATGAATGCACGTAAGTCTGAAGAAGCTAAAATAGCTGCTTTTGAAGCTGAAAAAGCACAAGCAACTAACGAGATATATCATTCAGCAGCCACACAACAAGATACACCAAAAGTACATTATGATGCTGTAGAAGCAATGAGGCTTAGAACAGAAAAACAATTATCTGATTTAAAAAATAATGGTACTGTAACTAACCCTTATTTATCTGATAATAATGATACTAACTCAATAAATAATGAACAAATGAGACTTCGTGATGAACAGTTACGAAAGAATCAAGAAAACACTATTAAGTATCAACAAATGGCTAACGAATCAGCGGCTAGAAACAATAATAATCAGAATACCAATTCTGGGTTTTATCAACCTAATACACAACAAAATATGAATCAAAATACACAAAGTGTATCTAATAATTATAATGATAATTATATACCACCAACACCTCCATCAGTTCCTCCAACTAATAATTTTGAGAACTATGGTCAAAACCCTTCAAATATAAACCCTTATATTGCTGAAATTAGTCAACCTAACTATAACGCACCATTTGATGTTATTCCATTACCATCACAAGGTAAATTATATCCTAGTAAAAAAGCTAACATCAAAATTGCTTATATGACAACAGCTGATGAAAATATTCTTAGTAGCCCTAATTTATTAGCAAGTGGTGAATTTTTAGAGATATTGATAAATAGAAAGATACTAGAACCAAGTTTAAGATATAAAGATTTAACAGTTGGTGATAGAAATGCTATTATGATTTGGTTAAGAGCTACTGGTTATGGTGAAATGTATCCAGTTACCATTTATGATGAAAATAGTAACCCTTTTGATACTGATATTAATTTACAAGACCTTAAAACAAAAAATCTTGGCGCTGAACCAGATGCTGAAGGATTGTTTGATTTTACACTTCCTTTATCCAAATCTAAAATTAAATTTAAATTTTTAACATGTGGTGATGTGGATAATATTGAAAGAATGGTTGAGGCTGATAAAGCAAATAACATTCCAGTTGATAGTTCTAGTACTTATACTTTAGAAAGAATGATTGTTGAAGTTAACGGTGATAGAAATAGACAAGTTATTAAAGACTTTGCTAACTCAATTAGAGTTGGTGATGGAAAAGCAATAAGTGATTACTCATCACAAATAGAAAGTGGTGTTGATTTAAATATAACCGTTAAGACTCCTGGAGGTGGGTCTATTGCCACCTTTCTTCCGCTTAACATGCGATTTTTTTGGCCTAACATCAAATTATAAAATACCATTGTTGGAAGAAATCTGGATTTGTACTCAACATATGAAAAATATTAGTTATTCAGATGTTTTAGCAATGCCTACTTATGAACGAAGATATTTTTAGGTTTATTAACTAAAGATTATAAACAAAAAGAAGAACAATTAGAAGAGATGAAAACAAAACAAACTACTTCTAATTCAAAAGGTAAACGAACAACAAGTGTTTCTGGTGACCAATTAAAAAATAAAATGAAATCTGGTGAGATACCATTAAAATAATAAAATCCCCAATTATTGGGGATTTTTAGTTTAACAGATATTTATAAATAAAATTAATATGAAAAAAATAATTTTAACAGAAAAACAATATAAAGCTTTAGAACAATATATTGAAGAGGCTAGACAAGAAAAGGCCCCTATATCTTTAAAACCGCTTTTTGATAAGAACCCTACAGCCAAATTTTTTAGTGTTGTACAAAGGTTAAAAACTGGTGGTGATGCTGATTACTATTTTGAACTTGTTGAACAAAATGGGTTTAAAATGGTTAAAGATATAAATAAAATGGGTAAAACAAAAAATTGTTTAGGTGATTTACATTTAGATACAATGTTATATGGTAACCAAGTTAAAATAGTTTTTAATCAATGTGGTGAAAGAACAATCAATAATGTTATCGCTGTTAATTTATATGCCACTATTGAAGACCTTAAAAGTGATAAAATATTAGATAAAAAAGAATTAGAACATGAATTTGATACCACAGTTGGTGGATTAGCAAATATATATTATGACCGTTTAAAAGCAACACCTATTGATAAACACATTTATATTGATAGTAAAAACAAATGGGATGGTATTGTTACTAGAAAAACAGCAAATGAGATAGAAATAGAGCTGTTTAAGCATGGTATACCAATTAATGAGGCTGATGATTCAGAAATGTCTTGGAACGTTAAACCAACGCAAGATAAAGAGGTAGAGAATAAACCAAAACCTAAACAAAAATCTATTATATTAACAATAGATTTATCAAGCAATCCATTTTATGAAGAAGATGGTCAATTAATGTTTAAAGGTGTTAGTTATGATAGAGCTACAGATAAAAAAACTGATTTTGTAATACCAGTTAAAAAATTTGATACCAATGTTGAACCACCAAAACAAAAAGAAGAACCAAAAGCTGATGGTGAAGAATTACCAGTTGGTGAAGAACCAGAAGAAGAAGAAAAAAAATCTGAGGAAGAAATAGCTGCTGATTTAAAAAGAACTTATGATTTAATTTTAAAAGACCCATTATTACAAAAAGCTTTTTATGATAAAAAGAGCCAAGGTGTTTTGAATTATTTTATGGCTGCTCTTAAGGGTAAAAAAGCATATGGTAAAGGAATAATTCATACTTTAGATTTAATAAATGATTACAGTAGAAATAAAGTACAAAAAGATTTAAACGCTGAATTTATAATGGGTAAAAAAGTATTTTTTGAACCTTATCAAAAACCTATTAGCATTACATATGATTCAAAATCATTTCAATTAGACACAGGTAAAAAATATTATGGTGTTGTTAGAAGATTTAAAACTGGTGATGAGCATTACATTATAGATAATAAAGCTGAAAAGTTTAAAGTAATTGTTAAATCTAAAACAAATATTGAAGATGTTTATAAATGCAATGTAATAAAATATACTACAAAATCTGATGGTAAATTATCGAAAGAATATCCTAAAGAAGATGTGTTTATTAAATTATATAAAGGAAATGAAAGTGATGGTTATAAACCAATAGAAAATAAAACAAAAAAATAATTTAACTATATGGCATTGACACCAGATGAAATAGAAAAAGTCCTTAATTTATTAAAAAAGCAAGCTGAACAACAACAGGAAATCAACAGTGGGTTAGATGGTTATATAAAAGCATTAAAAACTGCTAATGATATAAATGAAACCATTGCTCGTAATAGAAAGATTCAGGCAGAGTTACAACAAAATATCAATAAACTTCATGGCCAAGCTAAAATTGATGAACAAGATAAGTTAAATGCACTTAGGGAACAAACTCTTGAACTAGTTAGGCAAGGAAAAGTATTAAGAGATAATCTTAAAGACGCTAACAAATATAAGATGACATTTGGCGCTATGGGCGCTAGTATTGCTAAGGGATTTGGTTCATTACCTGGTCTTTTTCAAAATTCTTTTGGTAAATTAAAAGGTTATGGATTGTTTGAAATGGATAAAGCCATTAAACAATCTGCCTTGGATATGGGATTGGTTGGTGCAAGAGCGAAGGGTTTATCCACATCTATTCGTGAATCAGCATTAACGACTACTAAATGGGGTATGGGTGTTAAAGAACTATCTAAATTACAATCATCATATAGTGAAGAATTAGGTAGAACAGTAATGATGGGTAATTCTGGTTTAGAAGCAATATCCGCAATGGGTGTTGCAACTGGATTAGGCGCTGAAGGTGCTGGTAAGTTAACAGCTGAAATGAATAATCAGGGCTTATCTGCTGAGCGTACAGCTAACTTCATGAAGCAAACCATGAATGACTCCACTAAGATGGGTCTTAACACGTCTAAGGTCGTTAAAAACATTCAGAACAACATGAAGTTGTTGAATAAGTATGGTTTTAAGGGTGGTATTAAAGGATTAGCTAAAATGGCTCAAACAACATCTAAATTAGGTGTTGATATGAACTTTGTTGCTGGAATGGCTGAAAAGTTGTTTGATATTGAAGGTGCTGTTGATATGTCTGCACAATTGCAAGTTATGGGTGGCGAATGGGCTAAATTAGCTGACCCATTTAAGCTGATGTACATGGCTCGTAATGACATGGAAGGGTTAACTGAAGCAATGGGTCATGCAGCTGCTTCATCGGCTCATTTTAACTCTGAAACTAAAGAATTTGAAATATCAGCTTTAGAGATGCATAAGTTACGTAAAATAGCTGAACAAACAGGTGTTTCATATGATGACTTGGCAAAAGCTGGTAAAAACGCTGCTAAATTTAGTAAAATAGAACAACAAATTGGTTTTAGTTTTGGTGGTGGTAAAGAAGGTAAAGAAATTAAAGACTTCTTAACTAGTACCGCTGAAATGGATGAAAAAGGAAAAGCATTTATCATTGATATGAAAGGTGATAAACAATATCTTGATAAGGTTAGTAAAGATTTGATTAAAAATCAAATGATTGCAAAACAAGAATTGGCAGATAGAGCAAAAGCTTCTATTACTTTCGATGAAAAAGTAACCAATTTGATTAACATGATTAAGGTTACTATGATGCCTATTGTTGATGGTATTGATTCAGTGCTTGGACCATTGGTTGAACAATTTCATGATGAAAAATTCACTGGTGAATTAAAAGAGTTAGGTGTATCCATTGGCGAATTTGTTAAATTTGGTGCAGAGATGGTTAAGGGTGTTGGTGAGTTTGTATTAGCTATAGGTCCTAAGAGCGCATTAGCTTTATTTTTAACAGGTAAAGCTATTGGTTGGTTATTTGAAAAAGCTAGTTGGATTGCTAATGGATTGTTATTGTCTCAAGGATTTTTAGCTGGAACAAAATTAGGAGGGTTCATGCAAGGAGGTATGGGGGCTATGGCTAGTACTGCTGGAAAAACACTTGGCGCTGCTGGTGGAGCAATAACTGGTTTGGGAGTTGGTACGGCAATTGGTGGTGGTGGTAAAGGTGCTATGATTGGTTCTGCTATAGGTACTGGTGTTGGTGCTTTTGGTCAACTTATAGGTATACCTATGCCGATAGGAATGGCTTTAGGTGGTATGGCTGGTGGTTACCTTGGTGGTATGGCTGATGATTATAATAAACCTGCTAATGATGCTATATTTAATTCACCTGTAAATGATGCTAAATTTAGTTTAAAACCTAATTTAGGTGGTGCTTTTTCAAAAGATAGAGCTTTAATGCAAGGTGGTAAGATAACACCAATTGATAATAAAGATGATTTATTGGCAATGAAACCAGGTGGAGGTATTATGGACTTTTTAAGTAACATAGTTAGTACCAAAGATAATAATAAAGAAAACACAAATAAAACTAAAAACATTAAAATTGAATTTAGTCCGTTGATATTTAAATTTGAAGACCTGGTTGTTAAAACAAGTGATGGTCAAAGTACTATAATTGCAAAAGAATTGTTAAATAATGAACATTTTAAGAGAGATATTGCAAGAACTGTCCATGTTCAAACACAAAAAGCAATTAATCAAGGAATTTTAAAAGGTTGATAATTAATAACTTATTAAATAATTTAAATAATATTATTAAAAATATCATCATACTACTTGACAATGTGGTTTAAAAACGGTTAATTTGAATTAAATAAAAATAAAATATATATATAATATATAAATAATATTAATATATAAATAATAATTTAAAAGTATAAAGGGAAAATTATGTTTACAAGAAAAAATCAAACAATTTCAAATTTTATTGAATCAATTATTAAAGAAGCACAAAGATTAGAGTCTGTATATTCACCACTAACAAATTACACACCTTCAAACTATGTTGGTGAAACAAAGACAGAAAGTGGAGTTAATGAAGATGGTACTAAATGGTATAGAACAACATATTCAACAAAAGATGGTTCTTATACACAATCATCATATTTAACAACAACAGGGTCTGATACCAATAATTGGTATACAACACCTTCTTTTGAAAAAACAAATACACCAACACAAAATACAACAAATACACCAACTTCTGAAACAACATATAAAAAAGTTGATTCAACAATATATCAACTTAGAGAATCTCTAACCAAAGCTGTTGAAAATCAAAATTATGAAGAAGCTGTTAGATTAAGAGATGAAATTACAACATACGAAAAAAATAGAGAAGAAATTACTAGTTTAAAACTTCAATTAGAAAAAGCTGTTTCAACACATAATTTTGAAGATGCTATCAAATTTAGAGATAAAATTAAAAAATTTGAATTTGTAAAATAATTAATATATTTTTATTTTAGAATTAATTTAAGACACCAATTGGTGTCTTTTTTATTATATACCAATTTGTTTTAATAAGTATTTATTTTGTTAAAAATTACATTACACTAGTATTTATATATAAATAAATTAATTATGCCAAAAAATTTTCCTTTTTATGACACTAATTCACCAACACCTAGTACTAAAAATACTATTACAAGTGTTGCTGCTGGTCCAACAGTAGGTCCAATAACAATTAATGGTATAAGCCCAGGTGGTATCAGAGATTATTTATTATATAGAAACATATTCCCTATAGATAGGAGTGAAATATATCAACAATTTTTTGATATTAATTCAAATGTTAATGGTAGTGCTTCAATTGGTGAGCCAGTACTTGATACAATAGTTAATGAAGGTGTTAATAGACTACCTACAAATAGTGATATTTTATTTTTTGGTAAATCATATAGAGATTTAAATAATATAAAAAACAATCAATTTAGAAATGTTACTGATGATGATTTAAAGTCTATATCTTTTATTAGAAAAGATAATACCACTTCTATTAATAATAGTAATTTTACATTTAGTTTTGGTAATTCATATTTTCCTTTAAACTATACAATAACATATCCAAATAAACCAAATGAAACAATAGATGAATATGGTTTATTATCTAAAACAACATCTGCTGGTTTTAAAGAAAAAGTAACAATTCAAAACTTATATAATGTTACTTCTGAACAAGTAGATATATCTAAATTCATTGATAACAAATATACATCTGATAGTTTTTTAAAATCACATAGTAATGTTGTTAAAAATGAAGGATATCTAAATCAATTTGGTGGTTTAAATCAAGGTGGTGGTGCTGGAATACAAGCTGCTGATATTATTGGTAGTTTAGCTAATGGTCAAGGAATAGGTCTTGGAAGTCTTAATAATCCAAATCCAATACCAAATTTTGATATTAGAAGTTCATTAGCTGGTAGAGTTCTTGGAGCAACTGGTGCTATTGCAGATACAAATCTAGGTATAATTGGTGGAAAACAATTAGCATTACTACTTGTAAATAACGCTGCGTTTAACGTACAGCAATCAATTCTAGGTAAGCTTAATATAAAAGAAAATATATTAAGTCTTGTAAAAGGAAATGGTTTAGCTGGGTTTAGACCTAATTACTCAATTACAGTACCTGAAACTACTTTAGGTAAAACCCTTCAAAGTGTTGTTAACGTTTTAGGATTTACAATACCTAGAAGTTATTTACAACCTGAAGGTTCAATATTTTCAAGTGAAAGTGGTGACGTTGAAAATGTATCTAGAGCAAATTCAATGATTAAAAACACTGGTAAGGGTCAATTTGTATCATTAATAAAACAAGCAACTACAAATCTAGGTGGAACTGGTGAATATGACAAACCAAATGTTACTTCATTTAGAAGTGGATATGCACCTGCTTATGCAAACGGAGATGATGCAACTGAAGTAGCTTATAATATATATGCATTTTCAAATGGGCAAGGTCATTTGATTGATTTATTAAAATCTGATGATAAAACAATACCAAATATGTCAATTGACAGGGATGGTAAACTTGCAGATTCTGGATTTGATAGTCAACCTAATGGATTTAAATGGAAAGGAAAAGCTGGCACAGTTAATGGCTATAATGGATATTTCAGACTCCTTGATGATTTTTTTGATGATGATGATAATAAAAAATCATTATTGGTAAAAACACAAAAACTATTTAATAGTGTTGGTATGAAGAATATAATATCAGCAAAGGGAGATGTTGTAGTAACTGATAGTCAAATACAAACAAGAAATGCTGGTGCTATTTCAAGAGGTAGTGCTGTTCTTGGTGGTTCAAATTTTAATATTGATAACGGAACTTATGTTGGAACAACAAACCCTAATCAATTTGGTAGAAGTTGGACACATTATGATAGATACGATACAGTAAAAAAATTAGTAAGAAATAAAGCTTTAGATTCCAAAATAGCATATAGAAATCATATTGAAGGTAGTATATTAGATGATAATGGTTATCCTAAAATAGCGCCATATGCAGATGATATGCAAAAAGATGACCCTAAAAAATATATGTTTTCTATTGAGAATCTTGCATGGAATGATGAATATTTTAATTTATTACCTTGTGAAAGAGGACCTGGTGATTTGTTGACTGGTAAAAAAGGTAGGATAATGTGGTTTCCTCCATATGACATTCAATTTAGTGAATCTAATAGTGTTGAATGGGAATCAAATAAATTCATAGGTAGAGGTGAATCAGTATACACATATAGTAATACTGAAAGAAGTGGTACGTTATCTTTTAAAGTTGTTGTCGACCATCCAAGTTATGCTAATTCATTTAGTAGTGCTTTAGGTGGAAATGGTTCATCACCAATAGATAATTATGTTGCTTCATTTTTTGCTGGTGAGTTAGACCCAACTACTGCATATAGTAATAAATTAACAACTGTAGAGCTTACTGATGTAATTACTCAATATAAACCAACAGATAAAAGAAAATTAGCTGTAAATTCACAAACAAAACCTGCAAATACTGAGTTAAAAATTTATTTTCCTAATGATGTTTATACATATGTTCCAAAGTATGAAAATGGATTAGAAAACCCAGGAACCAAAAAAATAGAAAGTGGTAACGGATATACTTTTGGTATTGGATATATGGCTGGTCAAGTTACTAGTAAGAAAACATATAATGATAAATATAATTTTGGGCTTAATAAAGAATTAACAATATATGGTAATTCATATAGTGGGATTACAGACCCTTCTTTTATTGAAAAATTAAAAACAGAATTAGGACCAGATGGTCAATGTCCAAATTGTACGATAACAATTAAAGGATATTCTAGTTCACAAGGAACAAATTCGGCTAATGAAGTTTTAGCTAAAAAGAGAGCAGAAACGGTTAAAGAATTACTTAATGGTGTTTTTACTACCGATGATGATAGGAAAAAAAGACTTAAATCTGAAATAGGTGGCACTGAAAGTGTTCCTCAATGTGATGAAGATACTGATAACCAAGATGGTGATGAATGTAAAAAAGCTAGATTTGTATCTATTATTTTTGGTGTTGATTATAGTTTAAATAATGGTCCTCTTGATTCAGTAATCGTTAAAAAAACATTCACAACAACAACAAAAATAAATCCATTTTATGATGAGTGCACATATTTTCAAAAATTAACTGAAAATGATTATTTTGTTTTTGATTCATTTAGAGATAGGATAAAATATTTTCATCCAGCATTCCATTCAACAACACCTGAAGGATTAAACTCTAGATTAACATTCTTATTACAATGTACAAGACAAGGTCCTACACTTGAAGACCAAGGAGCTAATAACTTAGCATTTGGTAGACCACCTGTTTGTATACTTAGGATTGGTGATTTTTATAATACTAAAATTGTTATTGATAATATAGGTATTGACTATGAACCGTTGGTATGGGACCTTAATCCAGAAGGTATAGGTGTACAACCAATGATTGCAAATGTTAATATGTCATTTAAAATGATTGGTGGTTCAACATTAATGGGTCCAATAAATAAATTACAAAACGCATTATCGTTTAATTATTTTGCAAATACTCAAGTTTACGATGTTAGAGCTGATTATTTAACTAAGAAAGCAGTAACTAGTGATAAATTGGGTGGATATCAAATTGCTAATGATGCGACTAGTCAATACGGTGGTAATTTAAATAAAGGTGTTAAAACAACTATAGGTACACCATCTGTTTATGATTTCAACCAAATAAAGACTAGTTTAGATACAACATTTAAAATAGCTAAGTTTCCAAGTTCGACAGGAGCGGCAATAACTGGAATTACTGGTATTAATAAAGTTGATATTAACACAATAAAGGTTAGTGATTCTGAAACTTCATACATAATAGGTGTTAAATTAGACCAAAAAAACATATTTGATACTAATGGAACTATGTTGATGACAGAAGAACAATATAAAGAATTTATTAATAAGAATATAATAATAACAATAAAAGGTGTTGAAGATTCTACATATTACTTTGAATCAGCTATTGAATATGATAGCAAGTTTCAAAATAGTATAAACTTATTTTTTAACAACTATTATTTAGGTGAGCTTAAAACTAGTACTGGATTTCCATACATAAAATATTGTAAAAGTGGCTCTTATTGTCTTAAACCAGGTAATTATACATTAACAGTAAGATATGCAGGTCTTGATATTTTTAGTAAACCTATAAATTTACCTGAAATCCAATAACATTAACTTAAATATATTAAAAAAACATGGCTAACTATTATGACCGTTACGGTAAATTTAGATATGACGCTAATATGAAACCAGTTATTGGTATAACAATACCAGTATCCACATCAGATAAACAAGTAGTTTATAAACAAGGGTCAAGTAGACTTGACAAAATGAGTAATATGTATTATCTTAATCCGTATAGCGGATGGTTAATTATGTTAGCTAATCCACAATTTGGTGGTTTAGAATTTAATATACCAGATTTATCATTGATAAGAATACCTTATCCTTATGATAGTGCTATACAAAGATATATAATAGAATTAGATAATCATATAAAGCTTTATGGCGAATAGAATAGGATGTAGTGCTGGTAAAACAAGTTTAATAGACCCAAATAATTTTTCTGGACAAGGTTCTTTTGATAATATATCAGTTCCTTTAGAAGATTTGAACATATCAGTACAATTAAAAACTTTTAAAAAAGGAAGAACAATATTAGCAGCTGAAGGGGAATCAAAAAATGTTGATAGTTCTAAAACAGTATCTGTTACTTTTATTGAAGGAAGTAATGTTGGTGGTAAAAAAGTATTAACAACAAAATATACTGATTTAACCACTGTATTAGATAAAGGGGTTGGTGATAGTGAAAATTTAGGTATTACAAATATTGAAGTTGATTTTAACTCATCATTTGCACCGCTAATAACAATACAATTCATAGATGTTAGAGGTAGCAGTATTTTCCAAAATGAAACAGAATTAAATAATAAAGAAAATAAATATTCAGTATTTTTTCAATTACCTTATCCGTTATATGAATTAACAATAAAAGGTTATTATGGTCAACCTGTTAAGTATTGTTTACACATGACCAAATTCAATTCAAAATTTAACTCGAAAACTGGTAATTTTGAGATTACAGCAAACTTTATTGGGTATACATATGCTATGTTATCTGATATGTTATTAGGTATACTTAAAGTTATTCCATACACTGCTAGAGGAGCTGCAAAATACGATGAACTTATAAAACAAAATCCAAAATTATTAAACTTAAATGATTTAATGATTGAAATAAGTCAATTAGATAGTAAATTAAAAAAAATAGGTGGTAATGACCCAAATGCAGCTAAGGTTAATACATTAAAACAAATACTTGGTGATTTGGATTCAATTAAAGGCCAAATAGAGAGATTTGGTAGTGATATTGATGCGATTCCTGATAGAAATGGTTATGAACCATATAGATATATTGTATCAACTGATTATGAAGGTGAAAAAACTAGTAAAGATACGTATATTGGAGGTGTTACATCTATAATAGATAGTTATAATAAAAAAGCTACTCCTCTCGGATTTGCATTAAACTTAACTGATTTTACTACCTTAGATAGAAACGCATATTTATTTAAATCGCTAAATGACACAACAACACCTAAACTTAGTGATGTTAGTGATAGAGTAGGTATTATAGGTGATACCATAACATTTTTTGTTTATAATATGAATAAGCAATATAATACTATTAATACAGTTGGTCAATCAATAACATTAGAAATAGGTAAAGCAGAAAACGAATTAGCAATATCAATTGGTAAAGTACTTAAAGAGGGGCTTGGATTTGAATCAACAGTAAGGAATATAGTTGAATGTTTTACAGTTGCTGTTGAAGTTTTATTATCAGTTATTTATGATGTGTCAGTAGAAGCAGAAGAAAACAAAACAAGAAAAGAAGAATTAAAAACCGCTTTTAATAACCCAAAAAATTCTGATAAAAAAGCAAAAGTAAGTGAAAAATTTTACCCATGGCCAGATTATAGAGAAAAGGTTCAAAATGAAGGTTATAAAGAAAAATACTTAGGTTCTTATGGTGTATTAAAAACACCAAGTAACGTAACTGAATTGGCATTTATTGATGATTTATTAAACGCTTTTGTAAAGGCTAAAAAAGCTGAAAATGATGCGGCTTTAAATTTAAATGTTGAAAACAGTGTGTGGTTGCCAGTTAATGCATTTGATACTATTTTATTTGACAAAGTATCTCCATATTCTAGATTACCATCAAACGCAACTAATATTGATGTTATAAGATTGATAGTTATAAGAGCTATGACTTTCTTAGGTTATACAAATGATAAAACTGTTTTGTCTAATAATGATTCTGCTGCAATAATAGCTATGGCAACAGCTGAGGCTAATGCTATAATAAATGATAAAAATTTAAAACAAGATGTAAAAAAAGCTGTTATAGAGTCATTTAAAAATCAGGCTGATAATGTATTTGCTGGAGTGGTTAGTGTTGAGGGAATTGCTAAAGATATTAGCAAAACCCCTACAACCCCTGAAACTATGAAGGTTCTTAGTGGTGAATATACATATGATTATATATTTAATGATACAGTTGTAACAACACCTATTTTAGATAAGGCAGGTTTTATTATAGGTTATACATATACAGATAATCAAAGAAGGATAATACCAATAACAGAAAGTTTTCAGTTAGGTAATTGGAGTAGAAATATAACTGATTTAAAAAAAATTAGTGCTGGTGGTAATGTTTTTTTAACAAATTATGGAAGTGGGTATAAAGGTAATCTATCTGGTGAAATAATCAAACCAGATGATGGTGGGTCATATGTTAAAATTTTAACTATGTCTAAATATAATGAATATAAAGATAGAAAATTATCAGAAAATAATATAGCAATTGAAAATATATTTAAAATTACTGACCTTACAAAAGGTACAGGGTATAATGTTTTTGGTGGTATATATGGTATTCAGGAATTTGTTAATATGGATTATGAAGATACATCATTGGTTAATTTACCACTTAGGTTTGTGTTTTATTCTAATACAAATTTAAATAAAGATGAAAAAAATCAGAATTCAAATTCATTAAGTTATAATAGAGCATATAGCAAATTAGATTTATTACCTATTGATATTGATTATCCTAATTTAACCGCAAGTCTAGCAGATTCAGATACTGAATTAAAAAAAGTAAAAATTAATGGTGCTGATGTAAACATACATGATGGATATGGCTTCAATAGAAAATTTTTTAATTCAACATCAAATGGTGATACGAATATAACATACCCATACATTGAAAACAGATTCAGATTAAAACAAGCTAGTGTTTTGGGTATTATAAACCCAAAAGAAACAAACATTAGTTTATTTGGTAGCAAATTTTATTATAATAACGGAAATCCAGCAAAAGCTCTTTTATTTTTAAACACATTACCATTTAATGGTGAAACATTTGAAAAACCAGAAATAATCAATATGTTTAATAAAGTTGGTGGTTTTATTCATGCCCCAACACTTTGGTGCGCATATATTGGAGGATTATTATGGAGGGCTGATAATATAGACCCAACAACAAAAAAATGGAAAGATGTGATAAGATGGGATTTATCTTATACTAATGATAAAGGTGAAATAGAAACAATATATTATGAAGCAGCTACTGATGAGGCAGAAAGGGTTGAAACTTTTAAACTTATAGGTGCTAAATATGATGGTTACCCTAATGGGCCAGGTTCATTTAGTGATTGTTTATTGTATATGCCAGAACAGGCTAGAAATGAATTTAAAATAATTTTTTTTGAGTTTTGTAATGGAAATATTTGGGCAAATATTAAAAATGGGTTAGAGATTTTTAAAGATGGTGTTGAATGTAGGAAATTTATAGATGAATTTTATGAATCTTCTTTTAAAAAAAATGATAATAAAACTGTTTCAGCAAATATAATTAATAAAAATTTGTATAATAATTTATTAAATACTGAAAAGTACAATTCAATATTGCCAGTGCAATATTTTTACCGCAAAAATTTCCTAAATCTTACTAGCTATAATGATGCTTTATTTTTAGAATTAAAAGGCGATTATGAATCAAATACAGCTATAAGAGCAATAATTAATGCCATGAAAGAGGAATCAATAATTGTTAATTCTGGTCCTAATATATGGAAAGAAAAACCAACAAAATCTGGTGAAGATATTTATGTTGATACAACTACAACAAAAGAAACTTTAAATACTTATTTAAAAGCAATTAAAGATGTTTTTAAAAATAAACCTTTAGAGGAAGATATAAAAAGCAAAACTAAACAAGAAGTATTTGGAACTGATAGTGATGAGTTTATTAAATTTCAATTATATAGAAATTGTAAAAACATATATGATAAATGGATTGGTGGTGCAAAAGATGGTAAAAATATAATGTTTCAATGTGGTTCTTTTGATGAAAAACCAGAACCAACAAGAAATGGTAAAGATATAAAATTAGCTAAAGAATATAGAAATACTATAACACCTAAACTTATTGATAGTTTTAGATTTGTAACTAGGTCATTTAAAGATATAGGTAGCGATTTCTATGTTGACCCTACACCAATAGGTACGTATTTAAAAGAAAACCCAAATTCAAGTTTTTATGATTGTGTTACAAACTTATTAGCATCAAATAATTTTGATTTTATAGCATTACCATCATTTATAAACTATAATGATAGAGAAGTTATGGAATCCTTATTCGAACCATATTCTTATAAAGATAGTATTGAAAATGGTATCTGTGGACCTAGTTTTGTGTGTGTTTATGTTGGGCAAAAATCTAAACATTTAGATTTTAATGGTTCAGACTATGAAAACGATGGTTTCGATGTTCAATGTGGTAAAGATGGTAACTTGTTAGGCTTACCAGGTGATTTTGCAGAAGAAAGCAAAGATTATGAAAATAATGTGGCGGTATTTAAAGTAGCGTATAGTCAACAAAATCAAAATATTTTTAAAGACATTATATTAGACCAAAGCGAATTCACGGAAACTGAAGAATCATTAAAAATAATTGATGATATATCTAAAACAGGCTCTGAAAATCAAAGACATTTTGGTGGTCAAAACTTATATAGTGTATACGGTGTTAGAAGTTACAAAGCACAAGTTGAAATGATGGGTAATGCCATGATTCAACCTATGATGTATTTTCAGTTAGATAATATACCAATGTTTCATGGTGCTTATATGATAACACATGTAACACATAGTATAAAACCTAATAGTATGTCTACCAATTTCACTGGTGTTAGAATAAGAAACCCAGAAACACCAATATCAAAAGCTAGTGATTTATATATATCTTTATTAAGAACTATTGAAATTACCGCAACAGATACAACACCTTTAGGTTGCCCACCTAATGGTGGTAGAGAACCAGATAAAACAAGTGGGTTTGGTTATAAAACAACGATAGAAAAACTATTAAATGGTACTGAAACAGATGCTAATAAAATAGCTTCATTTGAAGGTTTTAAAACCGTAACATCTTTTTATGATTTTAAAACTAACAAATTAACAGAAACAGGTGTGCTAGCATTATCACAAGGAATAGCTGAAGGGCTTGGGGTAAACACTTATAGTTGTTTTAACCCTGGTAATTTAGTTGGTGGCACTTGCGGTTCAAAAAAGAATTTCCAAAAATTTGAAACATGGTCAGGTGGTTGGGAAAAATATGAAACATTATTGAAAGAAAAAACAGCATCATTAGGTGATTCACCATCAATTAATTACGCTAACTGTCATACACTTGAAACCAATGCTGTATTAAAAGCTGCTGGTGTTAAATATAATGTTAGTGGACCATATAATTATGCTGGTGGTTCACCAACATTAAGACAATATATAAATGTTTATGCTCCATGGGGTGATGTTCCAAATAACCCAGCAAATTATATTGCAGATATAGCGGTTACTATGAAGATTAATGGATATGATATTAATGTTGATGAACCGATGAGTAACTATATTAAATTTTGATATTATAAATTAATTTAGTAGATTTGCATAATTATGGTAGCAAATATAGTTTCATTAAATAGTATAGATGTTTCACAAGACTTTAATGTAGTGGATTCCATGGATAAAATAATTCATGGTCTCCCTACGCTAATAGTTGGATATAATTTAGTCGATAAAGCATATCCAGATTTTGATATATTGGATATATGTGTTACTGAAAACATATATTGGACATTTAAGAAAACTGAAAAAAGAGATAAATTTACTGAAGATTTAGATTGGTTTATTACCAAAGTATATAATGATTTGGTTAAAGATATAAATTATGTATTTGTAGACCCAATACAATTTAGACCACATACAATCATAAAAATAATAAGAAAAATATATAATATTAAAAATATTATTACTTATATTAATGATGATATGGTATACATATATGGCGAAAAATTGATATTTGGGGTTGATTTAAGATTATTAAGGTTTATAGGTGTTGATACAGATAAACTAATAAACAAATTAAAACAAAAAAGTGCTGACTTTTTGATGGGTAAAGAGATACTTATAGAATATAAAAAAACTGTTGAAACGCTTGGTAACAAGGCGAGATACATACCTTATTTATTTTCTATAAGAAATGGAGAAAACAATACTACTAGCCTCGTTTATATTCCCTGAAAGGGTTGAATGGTTCTTAAATTATCTTGAGAACAAATTTAGTATAACAAAAGATAAGGTATTTTGTTATAAGAATTTAGACGATGAATCTAAACATATCCTCACTTTTAAATTAATAATTCCAGAAAACAAAAATTTAAACCTTAAAGATTTATTTCCAAGTGCGATACCAATACATAAAAAAGGTGATGCGTTATACACAATAAATGCTTTAAATATGATAATAGATTTAAAACATGGTGATAGTATAGGTAATGTTGAATATCGTTCTATTAAAATAGATTGGTCAGATTATCAAAACAAATTAATCATCACAAAAGGAAAAGAACTGGTGTTTTTAAACATTAGTAGAGTTTTTTAATGTTTTATGATATTTATTATAAAATAACATTCAATTTAAACTAATTGGTATGAATAATTATAACGATAAACAAAACAAACCTAAAGATAAAAATCTAAACACTGCTTTAGAGGGTTATTTAGGTTCTGAAAACCAAGACCCTAATATGGATTGTACTAGTGGTGTTTGTGTAATAAAAGGCGATAAAAGTCTAGTAGAAAGAATAAACAAAAAAATAATTACCGAAGACGGTAGACAATTATTATTTTAAGATATAAATGAGAAAGAAAAATAAATTTAATCCAGAACTACTTAAAGAAGAACTTAATAGATTTAAACTATTAGAAAACTATAACTTCTATACTGGTAAACAAGAGGTTCCAGAATATCATGTACCAAATCCAGATGATAATGTTATCTTAGGTAATTTGGAAGAATTAGATGAAGCTGATGAAGAACCAACAGATGATGAACTTGGAAATTTAGCTTCTGATTTAGGTGTTGATGCACCAGAAGATGAACAAGCACCAGAAGAACCTGCTGATGAAGAGCCAGCAATTGAAGAGCCAGCTATTGAAGAACCTGCTGGTGATGAAGTAGAAGTTGACGTTACTTCTTTAGTTAAGGGCTCTGAAGAGGCTAAAATGGCTGCTGATAAAGCAAGTCAAAATTCAGAAATGCTTTTACAAAAATTAACAGATTTAGAATCTAGGCTTTCTAGTATGGATGCCGTTACTAATAAAATTGCTGAATTAGAAAAAGAGATAATTAAAAGAAATCCAACTCCAGTTGAAAAATTAGAAATGCGTTCTTTAAGTTCTTATCCTTATTCTCAAAAATTAACTGATTATTGGGCTGATAAAGAAGGTGCTTATGATGTTATGGATAAAGAGAAAGAAAAGAAAGAATATACTCTAACACAAAAAGATGTTGACACTAGTTATTCTGAACCTGATATTAAACAAAGTTTCAGCGTTAAAGAGGATGATTATACAGAAGAGGATATTTAATAAAAAATAAAAATGATTAATTAAAGGCCCTAGGGCCTTTTTTATTTTAATTACATTTATTTTATTATTTATTTGCTTCATAAATAAATTAAAAGTATATTTGTAAAAATATCTGTTAAATGCTATAAAAATACACAAAATAAATGCTGATATAGCTTGACTTTTGAGCAAAATTTAGTATATTTGTGTAACTAAAAAAGTAAATAAATAACATATATATAAACCTAAAAACAAAAACAAGATGAGTGAATCAAAAAACCCACTAGCAGCAATGTTAGCGCAGTACGAGGCAAACAACAAACCTAAGTACACTAAATCAACTGAAGCCAAATCATATGATTTGAAAAACTATTTTAATACTTACATTAAAGAAGGTATTAAATCAGCAACAAAACAAATTCGTATATTACCTTCACAAGATGGAACTAGTCCATTTGTTGAAATGTATGCTCATAAAGTACAAATTGATGGTGATTGGAAAACATTACCATGTTTAAAACATGAAAAAGATGAGGCTTGTCCTTTTTGTGAGGCAAATGATGCTTTACGTGCAACAGGTAAAGAGTCAGACAAAGAATTGGCTAAAAAATACAATGCTAAATTGTTTTACATTGTAAAAGTGATTGATAGAGAACATGAAGACGAAGGTGTTAAATTTTGGAGATTTGCACATGATTGGACAAAAAGTGGAATCCTTGATAAAATCCAAGGTGTGTTATTAGCAACTAAAAAAGATTTTACACATCCAGCTACTGGTCGTGATTTGTCAATAACAATTAACAGAAATCAGTTAGGTAAGCCAACTGTATCTTCTGTATCTCATATGGACCCAACACCATTATCTGAAGATTCTGATACCGCTAATGAATGGTTAGGTGATACAAGAACATGGGAAGATGTTTATGCTACTAAATCATATGATTTCATGGAAATCGTTGTTAAAGGTGGTGTTCCAGTATGGAATAAAGAAGAAAAAAGATTTGTTGATAAAGAATCAGTTAAAAATGATGGTGGAGATAACATCGAAGCTGAATTAACAATGGGTGTTGAAAACGTAAAAGCTAATATAAAACCAGCTACAGTAAAAGCACCAGTAAGCAATGATGATGATGATTCGGATGAATTACCATTTTAATAATCAAATTTATAAAAAGGTCTGAGCAATTAGACCTTTTTTTTTTTTCTAAAATAATAAAAATTAAATAATAATTAAATATGGCCAAAAAACCAGAGAAAAAATCGAATGAAAAAAAAGAATTTGACTTAGACGCATTTTTAGAATCTGAGAATATTAGTTCAGAACCAAAAGATAAAGAGTTATCATGGGTTCCATTATCAAAAGCATGGCATGATGCATTAAAATTGCCAGGATTTCCTAGAGGTTTTGTATCACTTGTAAGGGGTTATTCTAACACTGGTAAATCAACAGCTTTTTATGAAGCAATTGTTGGTTGTCAAAAAATTGGTGATATGGCTATTGTTATTGAAACAGAAGGTAACTGGAATACAGAACATGCTAAACAAGTTGGTGTTAAATTTATTCAAGTAACTGATAAAGAAACTGGAAAAGTAACAGAAAAACCAGATGGTTTTATTTTGATGAAAAGCAAAGATTTATATAATAGATATAAAAACTACAATCATCAAGAAAGTAAAATGATGACAAAACCAACTAGGTTAGAACCAGTTATTGAAGATGTATCATTATTTATTAGTGAAATGATTCAAAAACAAGAGGATGGTATTATAAATAAAAATATGTGTTTTTTATGGGATTCTATTGGGACGCTTAATTGTTATAAATCTGCTTGTTCTAACACTAGTAATAATATGTGGAATGCAGGGGCTATGGGAGCTTTCCAAGCAATTGTTAACTTTAAAATACCTTCTAGTCGTTCTGAAGATAGTGAGTTTACAAATACAATGATTTGTGTTCAAAAGATTTGGTTAGATAATATGAATGGAACCGTTGTTAAACATAAAGGTGGTGAGTTCATGTTCTTTAATTCTAGAATTATTGTACATATTGGTGGTATTTTAACACATGGTACTAAAAAATTAACAGCTAAAGCTTTGAATCAAGATTTTCAATATGGAACTGAAGCTAAAATTAGGTGTGAGAAGAACCATGTTACAGGCATTGAAAGAAATGGTACTATTGCATCAACACCACATGGATATATCAACCCAGATGAGCTAGATGCTTATAAAACACAGAAAAGAAAATTCATACATGATGCATTAAATGTTAGTTATGATACATCAATTGAATATGGTGAAGAAGATGGAACACTTGAAGGTGATGATATTAGAGAATAGATTGTTTAACCCATTAAAAATGGAACTGTGAATAAAAGACCATCACGCAATGGTGAAATAATAGAAAAAAAACAAAATACACTTTTGGTAGACGGAAATGCCCTGTTTAAGACAGGCTTTTTCGGTGCCAAAAGCATGTATAATTCAGAAGGTAAGCCAATAGGTGGTATTTATCAATTCCTTACAGTTATCCGTAAATTATTAACTGAAGACCTTTATCACAGAGTATATGTATTCTGGGATGGTAACTATAGTGGTAAATTAAGATATGAAATCTATAGTCCATACAAAAGTGGTAGGGGTAAAGACTATAAAAAAGGAACACAACCCACAGATGAATCAGAGTTACAACAACGTAATAGAGTATGGGATTATTTAGCTGAAATGCACATCAGACAATTAAAACATGAAATCATCGAAAGTGATGATTTAATTGCTTATTATTGTTTAAATAAAAAACATAATGAAAAAATAACTATCGTAACAAACGATAGAGATATGGCACAATTAATAGATGATGAGATACAAATTTATTTTTGTGACCCAGCAATTAAAAATTATGTTGATAAATCAAATTTTTCTTCGTACTTTTGTTACCATCAAGAAAACGCAGCACTAATTAAAACAATGATTGGTGATAAAAGCGACACGATAAAAGGTATTAAAGGGTTAGGAGAGAAGAAATTGGTATCACTATTCCCGATGTTAAAAGAAAGTAAATTAACCTTAAACCAAATAATAGATGAAGCTAAAAAACAAAAATTAGAAAGAATATCGGAAAAGAAACCTAATCTATTGATATTAGATAATATCATTAATGGTGTCACTGAAGGTGTTCAAGGTAAAGATATCTATGAAATAAATCATAAATTAGTTAACCTTAAAGAACCAATGATGACAGAAGATGGGATTAAACAATTACATGATTTGATAAATGAACCATTAGAAAGAGGCGAATTTAGAAAAATATATGTTATGATGAAAAAAGATGGGTTAAATAAAGAAATGAGTGAATATAGATAAGAAGATTTCTTAATACCTTTTAAAAGTTTAATAACGAGATAAATAATTAATTTAAAACAATAAAAAATGGCAACATCAGAAACTAAAACAACAGAAGTAACAAACACAAATGATTACGCAAAAAAAAATGAAGAAAGATTTGAATTTGTGTTATTTATAAATGACCACATTATATGTCAACGATATCTTAATATCAGAGATTACAATGAAGATGCTATAAAATCATTAGAATTAAAAGACCTTGCAGATAGTATCGTAGGTGTTAATAATGGTTCATTTGGTGAAGTAGGTATTATACCTAAACATTTAAAGAATAAAGCAATAGAATATTTGTGGAGTAATTATAACCCATATTATACTAAACCTGAAACAACAACTGATAAAATTGATAACTTTCAATTTGAAGTTAGAGTTGATAAAAAAGTGGTTTTAAGTTCTGGTTTTTCAGGTAATTTATTTCCTCCAAGAGTTAGATATGCTGTGGATATCAAAGAAATTATACCGTCTATTATGAGTGAGATTAGATATTATTTGAGTCAAAAAAATTATACTATTGTATAGTATAAGTTATCACTTTAATATATTTATTAATACAGTAGTTTTAAAATTTAAAAACAAATAGATGGCAAAAATAGACAAGGATACATTAGGATATTTAGGGATGGAGTACCAATTAAGATTATTGGCACAAATATTAACAGATAAAAGATTTGCTAACTCAATAATTGATATTGTTGACCCAAATTATTTTGAAGAACAATACTTAAGAATAATAGCCGCCACTATTAAAGATGCAAAAAATAAATCAGATATAATACCAGATTTTGGTAGTATTGAGTTTAGATTGTTAGAAGAAATAAGCGATGTACAACAAAGGAAGTTTGTACTCGCTCAACTTCGCAAGATTAAAGAAGCTAATTTAAACGATACTGAAAAGATTCAAGAGATTGCCATGACTTTTTGTAAACAACAAGAGTTAAAGAAGTCAATAAAAGAAATACAAAAAATTATTGACAAGGGTAATTTAGAGGATTATGAGAAATGTGAATCCATCCTTAGAAAAGCACTAGAACATGGTGATAACAAAGATGATGGTATGGATATCTTTGAAAGTATTAACACAGTATTAGATGAAGATTTTAGAAAACCTATTAAAACAGGTATCAAAGGTCTTGATGAAATAATGGATGGTGGGCTATCAAAAGGTGAATTGGCGGTTATATTAGCGCCATTTGGCGTTGGAAAAACCACAATGATGACTAAAATAGCTAATACAGCTATGCTTGATGGTCATAAAGTGTTACAAATATTTTTTGAAGATATGCCAAAAGTTATTCAAAGAAAACATTTAGCTTGTTGGTCTGGATATGATTTAAATAGTTTATCTTTACACAAAGATGAATTAATGCAAATGTGTAAAGATATGGAAAATGGCACTAAAGGTAATAGCGGTGTTTTAAGGCTTAAAAAATTCCCAAGTGATGGAACAACAATACCTGTGATTAAACAATACATTAGAAAGCAAATTGCTGGTGGTTTTAGACCAGATATTATATTGTTAGACTATATTGATTGTGTTCAACCATCAAAACACCATGATGATGCTAATGTTGGAGAAGGTGCAGTTATGAGACAATTTGAAACAATGTTATCAGAATTAGATTTGGCTGGATGGACAGCTGTTCAAGGTAATAGAAGTTCAATATCTGCTGAAGTTGTTGAAGCCAATCAAATGGGTGGTTCAATTAAAAAAGGACAAATTGGTCACTTTATTGTTTCTATTGCTAAAACACTTGAACAAAAAGAAGAAGGTACTGCAACACTTGCAATTCTTAAATCTAGATTTGGTAAAGATGGGGTTATATTCCCTAACGTAATTTTTGACAATGCTAGAATACAAATAGAGATGGGTCAGAATCAAACAGGTGGCAGTACAAGAAAAGAACACAAAAAAGATACTGATAATAGTAACCAAGAACGCCTTAATGCATTATTTGATGCAAGGAAAAAAGCAACAAACAATTAATAATAAAATAAAATGACAGAACCAATTTTAAAAAGCAATCCAGACAGATTTGTGTTATTTCCAATAGTACATCAAGATTTATGGGATTATTATGAAACAGAGTTAGATGCAATGTGGACAGTTAAGGAAATTGACTTATCAAAAGACATTGACCATTGGAATAATAAATTAACAGATAATGAAAGATTCTTCATTAAAAACGTATTAGCTTTTTTTGCAGCATCTGACGGTATTGTTAATGAAAATCTAGCGGAGAACTTTTTAAAAGAAGTTCAGTATACAGAAGCTAAATTCTTTTATGGTTTCCAAGTAATGATGGAAAATATACATAGTCATATGTATTCATTACTTATCGATACATACATAAAAGACGTTGAAGAACGCAAGAAATGTTTTAAAGCGATAGAATATATGCCACCAGTAAAGAAAAAGGCTGAGTGGGCTTTAAAATGGATTGAATCTAAATCATTTGCTGAAAGGCTTGTTGCATTTGCAGCTGTTGAAGGTGTTTTCTTTTCTGGTTCATTCTGTAGTATATTTTATTTGAAATCTAGAGGGTTAATGCCAGGGTTATGTGATACCAATGCATTTATATCAAGAGATGAAGCTTTACATTGTGATTTTGCAATTCATTTATTTAATAATCATATTATAAATAAACCATCAAAGGATAGAATTCGTGAAATACTGTTATCTGCATTAGATATCGAAAAAGAGTTTATTACTGAATCATTACCAGTATCTCTTATTGGCATGAATTCTGATTTAATGAAACAATATTTAGAATTTGTCGTTGATGGTTTATTATCACAATTTAATTGTGAAAAAGAGTTCAATTCAAAGAACCCATTTGAGTTTATGAATCAAATAGCATTAAAAACAAAACAAAACTTTTTTGAGGGTCGTTCAACAGAATATAAATCAGCAGACTTAAGTGGTCCAATATCATTTGATGAAGAAATCTAAAAATTTAAAAATATGCAAGTAATAAAAAGAAACGGAAATAAAATAGATTTTAATCCTAGTAGAATACTTACTAGGATTAAAAAACAAGCTGAAGGGTTAAAAGTTAATGCTGATGAAGTGTTTATTAAAGTAACACAAGGTTTGGCTGATAATATGACTACTAACCAATTAGATGATTTGATTTCAGTAGTTGCTGAATCATTGGCTATGAATCACCCAGATTATTCTAAATTAGCGGCTAACATAGCAATTAGTAAGTTACATAAAGAAACTGAAGATAGTTTTATAAAAGCTACTAAAAAAATGTACAATAATGGTTTGTTAAGTGAAACATATTATAATAAAGTTAAAGAAAATATAGACATTATAGAATCTATTATTGATTATAGTAGAGATTATCAATTTGATTATTTTGGGTGGTGTTCATTAAAAGATATCTATCTATTGAAATTATCTAATGGTATGATAGTAGAAAGACCGCAACATATGTATATTAGAGTTGCGTTAATGATTACTAATAATGAAGCAGACTTTAAAGAAAAATATAATGATTTAAGTAATCAAAAAGAAAGCCCAGCAACACCTATTAAAATTAATATTGGTACTAAAATTGGACAAATAGCTTCATGTTTTGATGAAAATACTGAAGTATATATTCATAATAAAGGTTTAATACCAATAAAAGATGTTAAAGTTGGTGATAAAACAATAACACATAAAAATAATTTAAAAAATATTACTAATGTTTGGGTTAATGACGTAAACGATAGAGAAGTTGTTACATTTAAAACTTATAGAAGTAGACCAATAACTTGTACATCTAACCATGAATTTTATTCAATATCTAACGAACAATTAAAATGGGGTTTAAAACCAAGTTTTAATTCTATTGAATATTTAAGAGAAGGTGATTACATTAAATTAGGTTATAATGTTGGTGAAACATCTGTTGAAGTAATTGATTTATTTAATATTTTAAAAGATGTTGATGGATATGAATTAACATGTGATAATGAATATATTTATGGTGTTAAAAAATGGGAACAAACCGTTCATAATGTAAAAGATACAGTTGTAAATCATAAAAATTTAGATAAAATTAAAAGATTTTTGATAATTGATGGTGATATGGCTAAATTTATTGGGCATTGGTATGGTGATGGTACGTTACTTAAACGAAATGGTAATATTAGAGGTATTTCTTTAGTAGCACATACGAAACAAAAAGGTATTTGTGAATTTATAAGAAATATTATTACTAATAATATTGGATTACATTTTACTGATTATCTAAATAAACACAATAAAAATGATAGTGAATGGTATAGTTTTTCAATAAACAATAATTTATTAGGGTTATGTTTTGAAAAACTATTTGGTAGTTATTTTGATGGTAAAAAAATAAATTCCTTTATGTATGATTGGGATAAAAACTTAGTTGATAATTTTTTAATAGGGTTAATAAATTCTGATGGATGTGTCACCAATAAATTAGATGTTAATTTATCCATGAAAAATTTAGATTTAATAAAAAATCTTTCTATTATTTTAAAAAAACATGGGTATAATACTGGTTATTCAATGACTAAAAAAGGTCTATACCGATTAGATTTAGGTAAAAATTTAGATTTAATAAAAATGGTTACCAAACATTATAATGACGATAGGTTAACTAGAGATTATAAATTAGTGAATAGTAGAAAATATGTTATTAAAATTAACGGTGAAACATATTCTCAAATTATTAGTAAATCAATTATAAGTTATAATAAAACTAAAGTTTATAATTTGGAAGTAGAAGATGACCATTCATACAACGTTGAAGGTATTATAGCTAAAAATTGTAATTTGTCTATTATTCCTGATGATTCAACAGAAGGATTACTTAATATGCTTGGTAGAATATCTGTATCTTCTTCAAAAGCTGAAGGTATTGGTCTTGCTATATCAAACATTCGTTCTAAAGAAAGTAATGTTGGTAATTCAGATGGTAAAGCTGGTGGTATTTTAAAATACTTGAAAGTTGTTAATGAAGCATTAAGATATTGGAACCAAAGAGGTAAAAGACCAGGTTCATGTGCTGTTTATATCGAACCATGGCATAAAGATATTTATGATGTTTTAGATATTAGAAAGAAAACTGGTGATGAAACACTTAGAGCACGTGATTTGTTTTCAGCGCTATGGGTTCCAAATAACTTTATGAAAGCCGTTGAAACAAATAGTGATTGGTATTTATTCTGTCCACACGATATTAAAAAAGCTGGTTTAAAACCATTTTATGAAATATATGGTGAAGAATATGAAACAGAATATAATAAAGCAGTAGAATTAGGTATTGGTACTAAAATTAAAGCACATGATTTATGGATAAAAATCATTGAATCACAAATTGAAAGCGGTATGCCATATATGTGTTTCAAAGACCACGCTAATGAAAAATCTAATCAAAAGAATTTTGGGGTTATTCATTCTAGTAATCTTTGTTCAGAAATTATGGAAGTGACTGATAGTCAGACAACTGCAATATGTACACTTACATCAATACCAGTTCAAAAATTTGTTACGGATGGTAAATATGATTTTAATGAATTAGGCAGGGTTAGTCGTTCAATTACTAAATCACTTAATATAGCTGTTGATGTTAATGAGTATTCAACTGTAGAGGGTAGAAAAGGTGGTTTAGAGCAAAGAGCATTAGGTATAGGCATTCAAGGTCTTGCTGATGTGTATGCTATTCTTAAATTAGCGTTTACATCACAGGAATCTAGAAAGTTAAATAAAGAGATATTTGAGACGATTTATTTTAATGCTTTAAGACAATCATGTGATTTGGCTAAAGAAACTGGTTTAACTTATGACCATTATGAAGGTTCTCCAATTTCAAAGGGTATTTTTCAATGGGAAATGTGGGGATTAAAAGAAGAGGATTTAAGTGGTATGTATGATTGGAAACAATTAAGAGAAGATATCTTATTATATGGTGTTAGAAACTCTCTTGTTACAACATGTCCACCAACAGCTAGTTCGGCTCGTGTAATAGGTTCTAATGAAGCGTTTGAACCATTTACATCTAACTTATATGTTCGTAAGGTAACTGGTGGTGAATTTGCTATGGTAAATAAACATTTGGTTAGAGATTTAGAAGAATTAGGATTATGGAATAGAGAAATTCTTAATGAATTGATTAAATATGAGGGTAGCCTTCAAAAAATACCAGTGATACCACAAGATATTAAAGATAGATATAGAACGGTATGGGAGATATCTCAAAAATCACTTATTGAAATGTCAGCAGACAGGGGTCCATTTATTGACCAATCACAAAGTCTTAATATCTTTTTTGACACACCAACTGTTGCAAAATTAACAACAGCTCACACATTAGGGTGGAGGTTAGGGTTAAAGACTGGTCAATATTACTTAAGGAGTCAACCAGTTGAAAATAAAGCAAAACATTTAGCTATTGATATGGTAAAACAAAACAAACCAGAAAAACCAATAGATAGTCAATTTGAATGCTTTGGATGTTCAAGTTAAAATAAAAAGG